TGTTTGGGTTGACGTTAGCTCCTGCGTCAAAATTTGAACATCAATTTTTTCACCGCCAGCTTGCTGAGTTGGCGTAACTTGAGCGCTTGCAGCCAGGGAAACAGGGGCAGCTTGTGGCGCAGGCGGGGCCAATGGTGCTGGGGCCGGGGCTGGTGGAGCTACTGCTACAGGCAGTGCTGGTGCTGGCGGCGCTACTGGTAGTGCAGGGGCAGGGGCTGGAGCCGCCATTGCAGATGCTGGAGAAGCTGGAGCAGATGCCGGGGCAGCTGGAGCATTACCGGCACGAATTGCTGCAACCCGTGCTTTCAGGCTAGGCGAATCTGGTGCAACATCGTCGGGGATGTTGTTGATGGTGATGCCATCTTTGGTGGTGATGCTGTATGGCATATCAGTAATCCACCGTTATGTTTCGTTGACCAGCAGCAGGGGGAGTTGCCGCAGCAGGTGCAGGGGCTGGAGCAGGCGGGGGCGCTGGTGGTGGCGGTAGCGGCGTTACCGTTAGCGAAGTCTGTGCAACAGGTGCAGTCTCGGCCGGCGTATAGAAAATGTTGTTTGTGTTTAGACCATAGCCTGTGGCAATACGCTCAAGTCCAGTACGAACTGTTTTCTCGCCTTCAAGTGCGCTGTTGTACAGGCCTTTAGCTTGGCCCTTGAAGGAATTGCGCTGAGAAGCATTAAGACGTTCCCCGCTAATCAGTCTGTTGTAGACGTTCATGATGCGCTCTGGCACGCCAGCTGCGTTCTGTGCAGTAGCAAACTCACCCTCGCGCACCACAGAGCCTGGGTCAAGCATTTTCATGTAACCAAAAATCAAAGACAAGTCACCGACCGCAGTGTCCTCAGACGCAAGCATTCGCCCGTATGCTGACTTAACTTCCTGATAAGGCTTGGTCTGGGTGTTGTACTCAGTACGGAACTTACCTTCAACCTCTGGTCGCTTGTCGGCAGGAATAACGCCAATTGCCATCTGAGCAGCTTCTGCCTCGGCACGTGTTGCTTCTGCACCAGATTTCTTTGCCGCAGCATCAGATGCACGCATTGCAGCTTTAGCTTGGTCAATCTGAGATTGAGTTAGGTTGATTTCCAAACCAAACTTCTCTGGGGCATACTTGGCTTTTTGTTCTTCAACAATGGTTTCAGCAGTGAGTTTCCGCACTTCAAATGGTTGTTTTGCTTGGGCTCTTCGCTCGCCCTCTAACGCAATTGCGCTAGTGATTACCTTGTCACCGCCAGGAATTTGAGAGATAGTGAAGCCAAAATAATCTTCCGTAGCTTTTGGGTTTTCCTTGGCAACATCACGCCATGTTTCCAAAAACTTAGCGCCGGCCTCGTCTCCAGCATTGCGTTTGCCTTCAATCTGCTGGTCAAGCAAAGTAATGGCAATCTCTGGCTTTCCTGATTTGAATGCAGAAAACACTTCGCCAGATTGTCGCAATGCGGTTTGCTGACGTTCGCCTGACAACATATTGAAACTTTCGCGCACTGATTTGGCCTGTGTTTCAGGCAACATCATGGCAAGATTTGCATAGTCAGCAGCAGTGGCACCTGGTTGCTGTAGCTTTTTAAAACCTGCCTGAATCAGTTGCTGCTGGGCTGCTTGTTGCTGCTGCTGCTGCTGTTTGAATTGCGCTTCTTGAATGCTTGCGCCAGTATTAAAGGCACTCAAAAATGCCTGTGTTGGGTCAGCGATTTGTACGCCGTAGTCAATAGGAGCGACCATTAAAACTTCCCTCCCAATCCCTGAAATATTCCAAGACCACCAGCAATAGCCCCAGGAATTGCACCAAATGCGCGGCCCTGTGCAATGTCTGCGCCAGCCATAGCTGCACCTTGTTGACCCAAAAGATTGGCAATGTTTGCGCCGGTTTGTGATCCAGCCGTGCCGACACCAGCAGCTGACGCCTGACCAATTCTTGCAAGTTCACCCGTTGCACTCAGGCCGCTAGATGCCAGGTTTTGCGCTACCGTGCCACCTGTGGCTGCCAAGCCGCCAAGCCTGCCATATTGCTGGTTGATCAATTCGTTTAGCAATTGTGGGCGAAACTGAGCCAATGCGCCTTGAAGATTGCCGCCGCGCAAGCCACCTGTGGCAGATGCCCTTGACAACAATGCTCCCTCGCCTTGCTCGGTAAGGGCTTTGAATTGCTCGCCGCCACTAATGCCTGCAATGGCTTGTCGCTGTGCTTCTGGCCCTCTGAGACCGATTAAAGCCTGCTGCTGCTCAAGTGCTGGGGCGCCAGCCTGTGCGTATTGTTGGAGTGTTGGCAATGCACCAGCGCCAGCTTCTTGATAAGGTGCATAAGCCCCGAGCGCTCCGCCGCCAGCCTGAACATAAGGTGCAAGCAACTTCTGGACAACTTCATTCTGCCTACGTTGCTCATCAATGCCAGCTTGGGCAGATCCTGCTTGTGTAGCTGCTGCACTTGATGCTGCATTGGATTGGGCCAAACCTGAAACAAGTGTTGCTCCACCAACTGCAATGCCGGCCAGGGCTGCTCCTGATAAACCAAATGTCATGTTAATTTCTCCAATTTCACAGCTTCAATGGCTGGAATGGTGAACAAGTCCCATAGGGCTTGCGGTTCCTGCTCGTTTGTCGGGTTGGCGTGAAATGTGGTTACTTCAACGTCAGTCAAGGTAATGCCAGCACGCTTTGTGCCAATCTTTGAAACGCTCATGTCACCTGAACGAATGGTTTGTGGGCCACTGTCGGTGCTGACAATCAATTCGCCTTTGCGAACCAAGAAGAATGATTCCTCTTTGTGAACCGCACCCGTCAAAACAGTACCAGCAGGAATGTGCATAGTGCGAGCGTACAGGCCAGCACAAAAAGCGTGAGTAACAGGCATATCAACCTGGGGCAGCTTGAGTAACTCAGCCTCCAAGCGATAGATTGGCAGATGCATTGCTGGAACGCCAATTGCCTGAACCGCCACATTGCCCATCAAACACTCCTGTACAGGGTGAGCTGCTGGTGGCCCGATAGACTCAGCAGCAGAATTTTCGCACATATTCAATCCATCTCAGATTCGCGTTCTTCCCAAGCCTGACAAACTCTCATGTCGTTGCAAATAAAGTTCAGCTTTTCGCAATGGCCTCTGAACCCTGCGCCCTTGTCATAGGTAGCAAGCGGGATGCGCTCAATCTTCACCTGGGTCATGAAGGTGTTGTCGTAATACTCGCAATTGGAGCAGTGCTTGCGCCGTGCATCCTTCTCGTTGCACTGCATGGCCTCTGCTAACCCTGCATAGAACGGTTTGTTGGCACCTGGTTCGTTGGTCGGTACTTCGGGGCCATAGTTCCAATCTTGGACCGCGATGGCGTAGTTCTTCTTATTCTCGCCTGTGGTCAAGAATTCTTCATCCATCGGCAGGCCGGCAAAGCCTTTGGGAATCATCATAAATTGTTTCATGGCAATCCTTTAGGTGATTTCGCGGCCTGATGCGCGGATGGTCAATGATGTGGCTGCACCGGCGATGGTGCTGATAAACCCGCTTTGTTCAAGTGCCTGGCCAACCAACTCAGGGAAGGTGTAGGTCTCGTCTGGTGCAATGCTGCGAGCATCCACGATCAGATTGGAAGTAGCCGCACTGCCGCCGCTGGTCACCAGGTTGACGCTAATCGTGACGTTGGCCGCGCTGGTGTTGGTGGCGGTGAACTTGTCAATCAGAGCCTTGCAGTTGGTGGCCGTGTACTGTGTTGTTTGTGCGTTCTCTGCCTGCTTTGCTGGAATCAGCACCTTAATTGATACAGTCATTGGATACCTCCGATATTGTTGACAGTGAGAATGATGGACGGAATGCCTGGATGCGGCGCCGCCGCTGGAAAGGCAGTAATTTCGACGCTGAGATCAGTGACTGCGAACATCAGTTCAACATAATCATTTGCTTTGAGATCAAAGAAATAATTAAGCGATGAAAAAACTTCGGCATTGTTGCCTTGCACTCTGATTCTGCTGGCGCTGTCTGTCACATCCACACCATTCAAACGAAACCAAAAGTCAAAGATTCCTGTGCCGCCAGCAGTTTTATCAAGCTGAAATGATGTGTCGAAGTTGTAGATGCCTTCTGTGTCCACCATCACCCTTGATGTGGTTGACAGAAACACACCCTGGCTTAGATCAGTCGTGTTGAATGTGATGGCTTTGGCCGTATTGATAACCGTGGCTACCTGCGTTGTCGTATCGTAGAACGATCCGTACCGGCTGCGCTTAAACTCTCGCGGGGCTGGGGTCATTTGCAACCCTTCCACAGCCGCTGTCAGTTGAGCGATTAGGGCCATTGCCTGGTTGACTTTGTTCTCGGCTGACGCGATGCTGACAGACGTTTCTTGCGCCAAGGTTGCAATCTGATCCAGTGCTAGGGTGGTCTTGCCATCAATGATTGCTGCGCTGACTGCTGCCTCTTGCGATAGTGCGCTGATCTGCGCTAGTGCGTTGTTTGCATTTGCTGCCGCTGTGTCTGCCTGATACTCAAAATCAGTCCCGACGATGACTTGCAAGGTGTCAACCGTGGAAAACAACAACTCAAACTGTCTGATCTGCTGCTGGTCGGTCAGAAACGCCGCCAGCTGATCGCGCGTGAGATTGAGCCGGCGAGAAATAGGTGCGGTTGCCATCAGTAGGCCAATGCTTCAATCTGCGCTTCCAGGCGCATAAATGACAGGTGAGCATCACTATCGCCGCGAAATCGCTGGATGCGCCAGTTACGCATATGCCCCTGCTGGAACCATGCCAGGCGCTTGTTTGAGCCTATCGTGCCGACGCTGATGCTGCGGTCCTGGCTGTAGGCCTTGCCGTCCACGCTGTAGCTGGTGCTGATCTGCGGATTCTTACCAAGGGCTACAGAGCCGGTGAGACTGACCAATTCCAACTCGTTGAACAATGCCCCATTGCTTTCGTTGTAGACGATGAGCGTTCCGAATTCCCATCGAACCTGCTGACCCCAATGATGGCCGGTGTCTTGCACAAGATAGCCGATGGTGCTGGACTGTGGATCTCCAATCATCCATTTGTCGTAGACCCAGACCATGTTTCTCGCACGGTATTGAGCAAAGCCTGACAAGGTGGTGGTGAGCGTAAACCAGACTTGATCTTCTAGTGCCTGCGATGCGGCTGCGTCATAAACGATAGTGCGGTCTGGCAGATGAACGTACAGATGCTGATGTGCCTTATCGTTGCGTGCTTCCAGTTTGACCAGGGCCAGCTGCGCCTCGCTGTAGTTCAGCAACAGGTTGTCAATCTCTTGCGTGCTGATTTTCTGTGTGGTGGCTGCTGCGCCGATGTAGATGCCTGGTGCTTCGTTACGACCACTACCGAGAAAGGCAATGCGCTCGATGTAGACGCAACAGGCTTGTGTGCCAATCACGCCTTTTTGTAGTTGTGCGCCATCAATCCGAGCGAATGGGAATAACTCACCACCCACGTTGTCAAACACTTCCACGGTGTTTCTGTTCAGCGCATAGACCTCGTTTCGCAGCTTGAGCAAAGCCACTACAGGATCTGGGTCCACCTCTGAACTGCCGTACTTCAGTGGGTTTACATCAAGCGGGTTAGTCAACTCTGTGACAACCAAGAATTCTCCATCGGTGGTCATAAAGTAGCCATCCACCCAAACCACATCAAGCACTGTGCCAAGGTCGGGGTCTGTCACTTGCGTTAATGTTGTGCCACTCCAGTAATACAGCCGCCCACCAGATGCAATCGCCAGCAAGTCAAAACTGTAATCAAAGGTCACCAGTTCTGTTGTCGGCCCACCAACATCACCCAATTCCGTGACTGTGCCTACGCTGTCGATCTCTACCAGCTTCGTACCCATGACGCGATACAAATTGCCTTGCCAATTGATTCCACCTCTGTCAATGCCTGGGCCTGTGCCGTTGGCCACAAGACCGTCACCAGGGCGAAGAAACCCGGCGCTGATGCCTGATTGCTTTGGCACTGGCACAAAGTTGACGGGATAGCTTGTCCGCAGCTCTGGTGTGCTGTCAGCGTAGATGCCGTTCAAAATGGGAATTTGCATTACTTCGCCTTGTTTCGTGCGGAGATTTTCTTTGCCTTGGCTTGTGCATCAGCTTTGCTCGATGCGCCCCATGCCCTCAGACTCAACAGCAGCCTGGTTGGTTCGCCGTCTTTGTACTCAGGGCCAGGATTGCCACCCATACGGGCCAGGAACGATGCTCTGCGAGGATTGTCACCAGACTTCACTGGAGGTTTAAGATTCATGCCCTCGGCCTTTGCAGCGGCCCTACCCTTAGCGTTCAATCCACCTTTAGGGTTCTGGCCTTCTTTTCGGGCAAAGGCTGGCGTTTTCATTACGCCACTACCGCACCACGGAATCCAACAACCCACCAATCAGTGCCAGCAAACTGGAGCGTTACCGAATCTCCAACAGCATTGAAAGTAACTGTGGTTGCGCTTCCAAGGTTGGTCGGTGTCAAAACACCAGTATCGCCACCAGCGGTTTCCGCGACATAAATAACTGTCTTCAACTGCCCTTGTGCGCCATCTGCAAGAGTCAACGCATTGCCTGCTGCGGTTGAAGTAAAGGCGGTGGCGAGGCTGGTGATATTCACCGCCCCAGGGCCACTCAATGCCTGCACTGTTCCTGATGCCCCAGTGCCACCGCTTGCGACTGCTAGAGCGCCTGTTACGCCCGTTGTAAGTGGCAATCCTGTGCAATTGGTAAGAGTCCCAGATGTTGGTGTGCCAAGTACAGGTGTCACCATAACCATGCTGGTGCTTGTGCAGTTGCTGATGTTGCCACTCGTTACCGTGCCAAGGGTTGGGCCTGACAAAGCAGGAGTGCTTAACACCATGTTCGTGCTGGTACAAGCGCTGATGTTGCCGCTGGCAACCGTGCCCAAGGCTGGCGTTACCAAGGTCGGGCTGGTGTTGAACACCAACAGGCCTGTGCCGGTCTCATCGGTCATTGCCGCCCGTAGATTGGCGCTGGATGGCGTTGCCAAGAAAGCCTGAATGCCAGCCGCAAAAACCACATCAGAATTGATTTGATACCAAGAGTTTGTGGGCTGATAAAACCTGATTGCTGTTGCAGCGCCAGCCGCCAATGAAGTCACGCCACCAAAAATAGCTGTTGCACCATTCAGGGCAATGGTCAGCGAAGTGATCTCTTGCGTTGTCGTGATCAGCACGGTAGTGCCATCAGGAACGCCAGTGTTCAATGGCAGCGTGATCGTGCCGGTTGCCAGTGTGCCAGCAGGTTGGAGCAGCATCCACTGGTCTTGACTGACAGGCGTTGGAACGGTGATGTTGAAACCAGAGCCAGGCACATAGAGATTTGTCGACAGCGTTGGCGATGCAAAACTCTGCTGGAAGAACGTCAGCAAGCTGCCGATACTGGTGCGCCTTGCATCCCCGTTGTTTGGCGAGTAGACGGGTAACTGATCGCCGCTGGAAATCGTGCTGAGAACGGGTAACTGGTTGATCGTTGGCATGACTGTCCTTAGTAATATTCAAGAGGCCCATCAGGGCCAGCAGTAACCGGGTTAGCCGGTGGCCTGATAAACGGATTGTCGTACACCCTCCACGGCTTGTTGCCTGCGCCGGCCGGCATCGTGCCTGGCAGTTGCTGTTCAAGCGGGAATGTGGCGCGTTGCAACAGAATGTCGTAGCCCTGCTTGGCGGTGGTCTTGGTTTCGATCATCACCGTCTTGCCAAAACTCGGCGCCAGTCTGATACCCAGAGAGCAAATGATTGCTTCGTAGGCTGAATCAGGCACGTTTGTTTCTTCGTCCAGGTCGCTGTCCTGGGGGCTGGATGGAAGCGGGTAACCCAAGCGAATGCCCTTGGCATTCCAATCGGCCATCATTGCATCAAGTCGGCGCAGGGCTGATTGCAGCTGCTCTGGCTGTAGATCAAAGACGTAAGACGCTAGGCCAATTTCTTCAAAGGCTGCACTTATGAATTGTCGTTTTGTGTAGCCCATTGCAATTCCTCAATGTTTTTCAAAAGGGTTGCATCTGACCAGCGCTTGTCAACCTTCAGCCCAATCGTCTCGGCTTGCTGCAACATTTCATCACGGGTCGGGGGGCTGTCGTCCTTTGGCGCTTCTTCAATGGCCTCGTGACGGACACGGCTGCTCATTGGTGATGGGTGAACTTGCTTGTTTGCCTTGCGCTCTTTGGTCTGTAACTTCTTCAGCTTGCGCTTTTGCAGCCGCAACTCTTGCCGGGGGCTGAGAATCTTGGTCTTGACGATGGCGGCTGACTTGATCATTTCTTAGACTTCTTCGCTGGCTTTGCTGTCTTGGCGGCTGCTACGAAGTCGGCTTTGCTCGGTGCGCCAGGCGCTCCAGGCTTACGCATCTTTTCCTTGCTGCCGGCCGCGATGCGATCACGTTTGGCAGCGATGTTGGCATACAAGCCCTGCTTCATTTCATGGCCTTCTTTGGTGCAGGCTTGCCTGCGGCCTTTGCCGACTTGCTTGCCATGCCAAGTGCCATTGCAACAGCTTGCTTTTGCGGCTTGCCAGCTTTCATTTCCATCGAAATATTCTTGCCGATGGTCTTGGATGAATAACCTTTTTTCAACGGCATTCTGTTCCCCATGTAGAACGGGCCAACATCTCTGCTGACCCGTCTTGTTTATCAACCGATGCGATACACGATGAAAGTACCAGCAGCAGTTTTGCGAAGGCGGAAACGTGCAGAAGCACCAGAGGTTGCAGCAGTTGCAGCAGAGCCAACAATGGTTACGCCTGTGTTGACCGTGATGGTCAAAGCAAAAGCCGCCAAGGTGATGACGCTGAAGTCAAACGACTCGCCGATTGCCCACTCAGTCGCCAGATCAAGGTCTGTCCCTAGTGGCATCTGGATAGAGCGGGTTGTCGTCGGCGTTGCGGTAACGATGCCGGTCAGCACATTTGCTGCTGTGGCAATCATTGCGCCGCCGTCGGCTACGTCACCAGGTGCGCCCTGGAGTTGCCAATTGCCATCATCAGTGATCACTGGCGAAACACCGACAGCGTACAACGCGCCCGATGCACCGGCCTGGATGGTCACGCTGGTGGCATTGGTGAACGCGGCTGACACATAGGTGGTGTTGTCAACTACTTGCAGCAGATCCTGTGACTCTGGGAAATTGGGGTAACCAACTTCTTGAAACACGGATGCCGATGAGTAGGCTTGAACGGCGATTTTCTCGCCGGCTGGCACGGTAACGGTAACCGTACCTTGTGCAAAAACTACGTTATAGCTCATGATGGATCCTTAAGGGGTTTGGTTGAACAACAGGATGCCGGACATTTCAGGCTGCTTATTGACCACGCCGAAAAGGGTATCCAAACGATACTTGGTCTTCATGGTGTTCACATCGTACTGCTTCTGCATGACCACCTCGATGCCCTGGTCTGTGGAGGCACGCATCACTGCGACACCAGCATCTGACGGCACAGCGTAACGGCCTGGCAGGATCTCCAGCGCATCTTTCTGCCAGAAGCAGTTGATCGGCGCGTCATCTACGTTCAAACGATTGATGGTGCGACCAGCGGCTGCTGTCACTATGCAGTTTTGATACTGCAACTCGGCATCAGTCCCGCCTTGTGCGGAAATGATTGGAGGTGTGATAACGCAGGTGGTCGCATTGGTCACAGACACCACACGGAAGGTTTTGGAGAATCCAGTACCTTGTTTAGTGATGTGATGCACGGCTTCAACGCCTGTGATCTCGATGGCAGTCCCGGCTGGCAGGTCGGTTGTGCTGGACACGGTGATCGTTTGGAAACGATTGTCCACGTTCTGCGTTTCGCCGGTCACTGCTGTTTGCGTTGCCACAGGCACGTAGTAGTTGTTTGCAGCAGCCAAAGTGCTCATCGTTGGGTCTGCACCAGTAGCCGCCAGGATGCGGTTGGAGTAGTCCAGCTTGTAGGTCTCAAAGCCTGCAACCATGCCGACGTAGCTGCGCTCGAAAGCGTTGTTTGACTTGTTGCCTGAGAACGAACGCGATGCACCACCACCAGTAGCGCCACCAGCGATGTTGCCAGCAATGCCGTTGTAGTCGCGGCTGCACAGTGCCAGGTAACGGTCAAAGGCTTGCACGCCCTGCTCGTTCATGATCGAGTCGCACAAAGCGATATCGTCATAGTCGCCGGCAGCAGTGCTGACAGTGACCACCAACGAACCGAGGTTTGCGGCTGAGTTCATGATGGCGATGTTGATATCACTTGCCAGCTTCTGCTTGGCAGCATCACCGAGGCGACCTTCTTGCAGGGCATCACGCAGTTCCAATGCGTCCAAGATGAACGGCACAGACTTCTGGAAGCCGAGCGTAGCGGGGACGGACAATTGCGTGTAGGCCGTGAAGTTGTTGGTCTGATCCATACCATCGAACGATTGCGCGATGTACGGCTGGGGACGATAGATGACGTTGTTGGTTCGTTCCATCATCGAGCCGTCGGTGTTGTAGACGGACACGTTGCGGGACAAAACCAGAGCATCGTTGAAACCTTCGAGGATGTCCTCAAAGGCTACGCGCTCCTCTTTGCTGAATGAATTTGCCATTTGTAAAGCTCCATTGGTTGAATAAAAAACACGGCATTACTGCCAATTTCCTTACTCACCAATGGGCTGGCGGGGGCCATTCAACTGCTATTTTTATGGGTTAGCGATACCCGTTTGGCGACATTATGCCTTTTTCTGGCGTTTGTACGCAATCACTTTCGTCATATTACCAGTCCTGGCAGCTTCTTCTCGTAGGCGCTCAAGAGTTGAATCTACCGCGCCAGAGTTTCGGGCAGTGCCTGAAACAACGCGCTCCGGTGGTGGTGCTGTTTTGCGATTGGTAACTTTCATGTCTTTCTCCAGTTTTGCTACGGCAAAGGCAAACTTCACCGGGTCTTTGATTGCTGCCAGTTCTTTGGCCTTTGTGGGGTTCCTGCCGAGCGCATAGACCACCAGGGCAGGGTTATCTGCACCTTGCAGCATTACGCCTTGCTGAGTGACGCTGAACAGCTCCTGCGCTACTGCCTCGGCATCCTCAAAGTCTTTCACGCGCAATTCAGCCTTGGCCTTGGTGTAGCTGTCCAGCTTTGACTGCCAGGCGCGATTCTGGTTTTGCAGTTCGGCATCTTGCCGTGCTTGCTGCTCATCACTCTGCCGTTTGCGGTCATACCAGCTTTCCAGCGATTGCTCAAACTTCTCGGCATCGTAGTCATGGTCTTCCAGTGTTGGCTTCTTGCCAAGCTGGACAACCTGTTGAACTGGCGCTGTTTGTTGCAGCCGGCCTTGCAGTTCTTGATTCTGCCGCTTCAGTTCACGATTGGTCTTGCGTAGTTCACGCACCCATTCAGGCGCATGGGCCGGTTCTTCTTGCTGCTGCGGTTCTTCCTCTCCAATGCTGACCACAACCTCGTCGGGTTCCTCGGCTGGTTCTTCCTCGGCCGGCGCGTCTTCAATGATCAAGTCTTCTTCGTTTTCCATCTTCTTCCTTCAAACTCACCCAAAGTCGGCTGGGTGGATGCCGTCATCTTGTTGCCAAATCCTTAAAGAATGGATCAACCATTTCGCATCATCTCTTGAATGCTTTTGGCGCTGTTGATAGCCAGAGTCTGATCATCGTTCTCTACCTTGCTCAGTGTTTGCATGGTCTGCGCGTTTTTCAGTTCAGCACTGGCAATGGTCTCTACCGTGTCTGCCCTGGCCTCGGCTGCTTTGGCGCTGGCTTCCTCTGCCGCGGCTTGCAGATACATCGTATTCGGGTCTTGCGGCTGGCCTTGCATTTCGGCCATCATTTCCTCAGCCTCGGCATCAGTCGGCTTGACTACGCCCATTCTCAGCAGCTTCTTGCGGAAGTAAGCATTGGTGTCTGACAGGCCTTCTCCCTCCATATTCATCATCGCCATTGCGGTTAACACCTGGGCGGTCTCGGGGTCTGTGGTGATCTGGAGCATTCCCGTTAGCGCCCGTACTGTGGCCGCGCGTTTGCTGCTGGATGACGGTCCAACTTCTGCCACAACGTCAAAGGTGGCTTCGCTCAAGTCGTTGGCCATCTTCATCGCGCCAGTCTCTTGGTCAATCATTGGCTGCATCAGTTCCACCGTGCCGGCCTCACCAGTTGATGTAATGGTCTTCATCTTGCGCTTGTCTTCGGTATAGATTTCCCGTGCGATCGACAACCATATTTCGCCGCAGCGCTTCATGCCTTTGGCAAAGTTGCTCATGTAGATGAACGTCTGCATATCTACGCGAGTCTGGATCATTTCAACCGCTTTGCCAGACATTCCCGACACCATCTTGTCAGCGCCCTGGGGGTTGCCCAAGATATCCTGCATATCGGTTTCAGTGATTTGCAGCAGTGCGGCCATTGCCGGGGGAATTGCTGCTGATCGAGTGTAGGCAACCGGCCCACTGATTGTTTGCGCTCCATCTGCGCCTGTGATCGGGTTGACCAGCAGGTAAGGATAGTCACGCAGATTGTCCTCTGCCCACATCACCTGGTGACCGGAAACCTGCTCTGGGGTCATGATGGGCTTCTCGATGCTTGACAGTGCGCTGATCTCGCCCAGCTTGGACAGCTGCATATTCTTCAGGCGCTGTGCATCTTTAGCCAGGCGAACCGCGCCCATGCAGCGCTCGACGTTATCTACAAACCAGCGCTTGCCGTAGACAACGACGATGGGAATGCACTTGCCAGCAATGTAGCCAGCGTCCTCCAGCACCTTACCGCCACTCATAATGTATTTGCGAACGCGCATCCGCTTGACGCGCTTTTGTCGCACCTCACGGGAACCGATTGCCATCAGGGTTTCTTCCAGGGTCTCGTCGTCCGCAAAGTCTGTCTGGCTGTAGCGCTCTTCCGTGCCGTCGATGGCCTCGAATATGCGGATCGTTTCTGACTTTTCCTCGATCTTGTAATACTCAGCGACAAAGACGATATCAGGCGTTGCCCAGTCAAACTCATATTGGTGAATGATTTTCGGCCAGTCTGTCGGGTCGTCGTTGTAGATTTCCTTGTAACTGTCACGGGTCATGCTGGTGACCACAAAGCAGAACTTAGCGTCGCTTTTGTCCTGGCGTTTGGCGTTTAGGTCAAAGAAAACACTGCTGTCAGCATCGTAGATTGGCTCAATACGGATGCGCTGCTTGTCGTTCTCGTCATCTTCCTCGTCTTCGTAGACCGTCCGCAGGCGCCATGCCCCAATGCCACCGCCCACAGCTTCCTCAAAAGCATTGTCGTAGGCTTCATCGGCCACGGATGCCTGCTCATCAGCACGATACAGTCCATCGCAGACTTCGGCCAGCTTGTCGTTTTCTGAACCGTCTTTGCTTACATAATCGACTGTAATGCGGTTGTTACGGTACTCGTTGACGATCCGAATGACCGCCAGCATGATCTTGTTGACCTCAAACTTCGGCTTGTTTTCGTATTGGTCATACAACGGCCCTTCCCACTGCGCCCCACACAAGCTGTAGAAACGCCGGTCTTGCAGGCATTGCAGCCTCTCATCCCTCAACGCAGTCTGGATGTCGTTAAACTGCCTCAACGCTTCAGCGTGCAGGTTAGCAAGGCGTTGATCTTCGGAAATTCTGGCCATGTTTATCCTTGGTTGTCCGATTTTCTACCATTTGTGCATAGTCGGCAATGGCACGAAAGTCTGCGGCTTGACAACAATTGCCCGTCTGATTCCCTCGCAAGCATAACGCAGGGCATCAATAACGTGATTTTTCTTGTCTTCCAGTATCGGCAGGATTTTAGCCGTCAGCGGGTCTTGCTTGTAACTGTAAAGGCTGAGTTCGTCAATCGTATGCGTGCAGCGCGGGTGCACAACAATGTCGTAGCCCTTTAGAAACTCTACGCCTTCCTCTACCGATTTCGGGCCTTTTACTGCCGTCATGATCTTTGGAAAGCCGTTCTTCCGCATATGGCTGATTGTCTCGGGCCTGGCTGAATCTGCCACGATTGGCCATTTCTCAGCCTCGGGAACCTGCATAAACAGGTCTGGCGTGTTCACAATCTCGCAGCCAACCATGTAGGCCTCGTGATCAATATAGAGCGTGCGGCCAATGATGTGGCATCGCACCAGGACTGTCGGGTCAATCGCAAAGCCCCAGTCAGCGCCCAGCCGGTGGATAGCGTCTGGTGGTGCATCAAACTCGTCAATCTTCCAGTTCCGGAACACCCTGGCGCTGCTGTTTGTCAGGTAGCTGCCTTGCCAAACGTGCTGATACTTGTCTGGATCGCGCCGCTTGTCGTACTCCATTTCGTCGCGCAGGACTTGCGGAAACCACGGGTTATCGCTGAAGTTGACCTTAATGACGGTTGAATTCTTTGGTGGTGTCGGGCCACGCAGCAGGAAATCTACCGGATCGCTGTTCTGGCGCGGATTCCAGGTAAACCACAGTTCACTGTCTGGCTTGCGGATTGTCGGGCGCAGTAGGTCAAGGCTGGTCTGGCTCAAGCTCTGTGCTTCCTCCACCCAGGCGCAATCGTAGCCCTCCAGCGATTTAATGCTTTCGGCGGTGTGATTCTGCATCCCCTGGAAAATAATCGTGCCATCGCCCTTGCGTGATTTGATGACGGCATCCTGCACTTCAAAGTAGGCGCCAGCGTTCATTGCCTCGATCTTGGTCACCAGCAGCCGCTTGACGGACTGGTTCAGCGATTTCTGAATCTCACGCACGCAGACGCTTGCCCGTTTCTGGTCAATGATGTGCGCCTCGATCATAAGTTCTGCCATCATGTGCGACTTGCCAGATCCACGGCCACCCCATGCGCCTTTGTACCGGCTGGCTTCCAGCAGTGGCAGCGCCCATTCAGGCGTCTGGAGTTGCAGGGTTTTAGCCATTCTTGACGATTACGCGCTCAATCTTGGTGAACTCTAGCGGTACGCCATCTGCCCCGGTTAACTCATGCTTTTGGGTTTCTGCCCATCGCATCTGGGTTTTGCTCCACCAAATCGCAGCGGTAGTGTCGCCGGCCATCACCTTTTGGAACAGGGTCTTGCCGACCTGCCCGTTCGCTTTCGCCTTGCCTGACACCAATTCAGTAGCGAAGTGAGCACGAAGCGTGTCAATGTGGATGCCATCGCGCACCAGGACTGCTATCTGGTCGATTGGTAGGCCGTAGCCTGACAGCGCTTCTACTTGTTTGCGTTCGGCTGCTGTCGGTTCAAAGGCTGGTCGGCCTGCACCTGGACGCGCTCCACCTTTGTTGTGTGGCTTTTCAAGAGTTGGTTTTTCAGTGGCTCGTTTCTTGCTTGTCATTCTGTAACCTCCGCGAAAGGTTGGTGTTCTGCGTGTAATGGAGCGGGTGGATCGGTGTCGCGCCGTCGCTGTTCTGGCTGGTTGCCAGTCATCGCCTGCTTCACCCGCTTAGGATATGGCTTTGCAAGTGGTGCAATCTTAGCACTCATCTCTTTGTCAAGTGGCATCAGGTATTTGTGTTTGCCTTTAGTGATAAAAAGTTTCATTGACGGGTAAATTTTTATTATCTGATCTCGAGCATGCGTCCCATGTCTGTCAAACATAGTTTTCGGATGCACTTTTTCGCCATTGATTAAATATGCACCGACACTTCCAACATTAAACAAACCTTCATAAATCCAATTGGTTGCCTGGTAAATGCCACCATGATGATCTTGATCGGCATCTGCATAAGAAACAATCAATCGAATCCCAGGGCTTTGCTTTTTCAAAAAGCGAATCGCAAGAGACATAATCTTTGATACAGGTGATATGTGTATTGTTAATGCAATTCTTGTTAATTCGGCACATTGCTGCATAGTGCAGTCATATGGATTTCCAAGTTTTGGATTTGCTCCATATGAAAAAATTACAACGCCAATAAATTTACCGTTTTCCCATGCACCTATTTTTACTAATTTGCTCCCAGGCACACACCGACTGTAATGCCAATTTAAACAAGCATATTTAGCAGCCTCATGGCTTGCCCAATCGATCTTTAACTCAGGCTTGTCTTGCATCAAACTCTTTGCCGCAGTGTGGGCAGGCAATCCATTTAGGGTCTAGTTCATCCAGTTTGCCTTGGTCTTCCTCTGTGCCTGGTTCAAAGTCTGGTGTATGCAATGCTTGAATTTCTTCAGACTTGAAGCCAGTCAAGTCAAGGTCAAAGCCCAGCTCGCCAATCTCACCCAACTCTAGCGCCAGCATCTCATTGTCCCAGCCTGCGTTCATGGCCAGCTTGTTGTCGGCAATGATGTAGGCACGCTTCTTGGCATCGCTCCAGCCTTCTGCCACCATCACGGGGATTTCGGTCATCTTCAGCTTGTGCGCTGCCAATGTGCGCCCGTGGCCGGCAATGATGCTGCCTTGCTCGTCAACCAGCACTGGCGTTGTCCATCCCCATTCTTTGATGCTGGCCGCGATCTGCGCTACTTGCTCGGCGCTGTGTGTCCTGGCATTGTTTGCATAGGGAATCAGGCGGTCAATTGACCACTGTTCTACTTTGTCGGCTGGGTTATGTTTCATATTTTCTTGAAAAATGGCCAAAAACACCAGAACAGCAGCACCCAAGGCACACCAAACAGACCCAGCATAATCAGACCAGTCACGAATCTGTCGGTCATCATTGCAATGCCGCCCAACAAGATCAATGCGCCAAGTACCGCATAAAGCCTCACAATAATTGTCC